ATGATGTTGGTAGTTTCTTCTTTAATAGAGCCTTTACCGTAGCTGCGGATACGTGGACTAAAGTCACGCATACAATTCCAGGTCATGCAAGTTTAGTTTTTGATAATAACGTTAATTCTGGACTTGTAATAGTTATTGTTGCACATTATGGAACGCAACATACAGGTGGAAGCGTGTCCAATAACACTTGGTTCTCTTTAAGTGGTGGTAGTTATTTTCCAGACTATGCACAAAATTGGGGAAATACAGCTAATGCAACTTTTGACCTTACTGGAATCCAGCTAGAGGTTGGTTCCAAATCTACACCTTTTGAACATCGTAGTTATGCTGATATGCTGGCTAAGTGCCAAAGGTATTACTACCTTCATGCGGCATATACGGCCAGCGGTGTTCAAAAATCCATCTCTCAAGCCTCTGCTTATACCACCTCCGCTGCTTTTGGTGTTGTTCATTTTCCCGTTACAATGCGAGCAGTACCAACTTTAGAAGTTGCCGATGTTGCTAATGCTTACCGTATTTTTATAGGTGGTTCAAGCGCCAATTTTAACAGCTTTAATACGCAAGAGGCAAGTGAAAATGCCCACACAATTGAAAGAGGTAGTCTTAGTATGACTCAAGGAAATGCCGGTTGGTTTAGATTAAACGATGAGTCAGGCGGACGGTTAGCATTTAACGCGGAAATTTAATTACAAATTTAGGAGATTAAATTATGTCTATTAATTACAAACTACATAAAAATATTCTTGGTGAATTAGTTTCAATTATTCGTACTGACGATACCAACATTATTCGTAATATTCCTTTTTGTGAAGACAATAGTGACTACGATGAATACCTTCAATGGGTCGCTGAAGGTAACACGGCAGATCCTGCAGATTAATTACGAGAAATCAACTCTCAATGTAATTTCTTTGCATCCATTCTTACGAATGTGATGTTCCCAGTTCAAAGCATCACGTTCATCATAAAAGGTTGCTACTTGTTGTGAGTAGTAACCTTTTTTCTTTGGTTTCATGTAATTTACCTTGAACTTCATAGAGCTGGTTTCTATCAACCGTAACAGAGTTGATCCTACTCATGGAACTGAGTCCTGTCAAGCCCCTTGCCAAGGGTTGCCAAGGGTGGTACTTTAGATGGAGTCGCGTTCCTCCATGACAGCGAAAGAAAAGCTAGTCTTTGTTTCATCTTTTATTTGGTTTCTTCACTGGGGTACATGTCTAGCATCTGTCATTCTGGATACGGTTATTCTAAAAAGCTCTGTGAGGATGCTACCTCTTGGTTTTTGAAAAAGTATTTTCCACGTCACAAGATTTTAGTCGAGATTGAACACAAAGGACTGAAACGTGATAGAGTTGTAGGTTACTGCGATGTTGTGGGTGACTGTTATCGTCCCCGACATTTTCTCATTGAACTGCAAGCAAATATGGATCGAGAGTTGTATCTCATAACTCTATTCCATGAATTGGTGCATGTTACACAGTGGATTCGTGGTGACTTGCGACATCGTTACGGTAAATTGTGTTATTCTCTAGAACCCGTGGACAATTACGATTACGAGGATCAACCTCATGAGATTGAGGCTCATGAATTAGAAAACGTATTGTTTCGTGAGTATGAACTACAGTGAGATGAATCGATGGGATAGTATTTTAAATCCCAAACCTTACACTAGACCTTATGTTACAAAGGATGGAATGTGGGCTGCCATTCCTATCGCAGGATCAAAAAAACTTGCGATCATCAATAATGGCAACTGGGTGAAGGTCTCCCGCGATCATAAAAGTGCGGTCAACTTCATTCATAAGAAAATCAAATAGGTCAGGGTGTTGCCACCCACCTCTGACCAGTGTATATTGACCTTGTTGATGGATGACCGACCTCTGTATGGTTGCTCTAAGTCACACCCACCTAGTCCTACTAAAAAAGGTAAAATGTCAACTAAATCAATTGCTTTCTTTCCGATTCAATCGGATTTCTACAAGTACTCGGTCGAGTCTTTCATGTCAGACATGGCAACCAAGACCCGTGCTGATTACTCCTTCCAATCCCGAGTTCGCTGGTCTCTTGACAATAAGAAATCATACGTCACTTCAGTGATTCTGGGTATGGCACCCTCCAAGTTCATCCTTGCCTCTACAGACGCTTGCAAGATTACTTCGAAGATTGCCGCGGACAAACAGTATTATAAACTCTGGAAGGGTCGCGGTATTGATTTTCTGAACATCGATTCCAACAACCGTGTAACCACTCTCTCCCAGTTTATTCGCAATGAGTTTGGTATTCAATCAGGTTTTTATGAGATTTGTGGTCAAGTTATTGAGATCATTGAGGGTCAGAATGACACCTACGAAACTCTCCCTAATGTAGTTCTTAAAGCATTCTTGAATGCTGTGGTGACTGTTGAGGTCATCAGTGTTGCTACTCGCAGCCAACTCTCTCAACTCTTCATTCGTATGAATGATGGTATCTCTCTCAACGGTCCTGAGAAGCGTAACGCTGTTATCTCTGACTTCTGTAATACTATCCGTGACCTTGCTACTACATACGAGGGCACATTGAAGAAGTTCTTCAAACCCAATGACATCAATCGTCGTAAGGTTGATGACTTCATCGCTGGACTTGCTCTCATCTACTTCCATGGACTGAGTGTTACTATTTCCGACAAGTCCATGTGGTCTGCTTATGAGTGCGGGTCAACTGAGGACCAACTCATTGGCAAGTTTGCATCAGACTTCAAGTCTTTCATCACATTCATGGGTGACAATCTTGATGCTCTTCCCAACAAGAACTGTGTTCTTGACCTCTTCTCTGTTATGAAGGATCTGAAGGACAACAACTTCAACATCAGTAATCCTATAGGATTCATTGATGACTACATGAAGACCCATGCTGCTCGACTCACTGACTCTGATACTTACAGTTACGCCAACGGGAGTTGGAAGACTTATAAGGAACTCATGAGATCTCGTGAGGCGAACTTCAACAAGTTGCGTCGTGAGATTATCACTCGCACTTGGAAACCCGAGTCCTATTGCACACAACTGGACAACCGTCGTTCTTTCACGAAGGAACAGAAGTTTGTTGCCGCTGTACGCCAGGACTGGGTTACTCCTGAAGGTAAGGAGATCGAGAAGGGTAAACTCTTCGATCCCAGCGTCTATCAAGGTGGACACATTACACCTCACGCTGATGGTGGCAGTACACATGATGATGAGAACTGTGCCATTCAGGAGACTGAGGACAACCTGAAACTGGGTCGAAACCCAATCTCCTGATAACCACTTGAATAACTGTCATAGGGGGCTCGCCGAGTCCCCTTTTTTGTTATATCATATATTCATCGACAGAAGGTTATGCAACTTCGTCCCCATCAACAAAGTGCATGTGACGCGATGTTGACTCACTCCAAGGGTCAAATCATCGTGCCCACTGGTGGTGGCAAGACTCTCACCATGATCACTGATGCTTTGCGTCTGTTCAGTGGTGATATTCCTCAGACTATTGTTGTTGTTGCTCCTCGTATTCTTCTCGCGGAACAACTTTCATCTGAGTTTCTAGAGCACATCACTGATCCTATGGTGCGTGTTCTTCATGTTCACAGTGGAGAAACTCATCACGAATCTACCACTAAATCAGACTATATCTACGACTGGGCGGTGCAAACTTGGAAACGTAATCGTATTATCTTTACTACCTACAATTCCCTGCGACGTGTTCAGGAGTCGGGTATCTCAGTCAATACAATTTACTTCGACGAAGCACACAATTCCGTCAAACGTAACTTCTTCCCTGCTACTGAGTTCTTCTCTGACGATGCTGATCGTTGCTACTTTTTTACTGCTACTCCTAAGCATTCTCTTACCATCTTCAAACCAGGAATGAATGATGGTGCTGTCTATGGGCAGGTGATTTGCAATGTTCCCGCACCCAAACTGGTTGACGAGGGTTACATCTTGCCACCTAAGGTTGTGGTTCAGGAGTTGCCTCAGGGTGATTTCAAACAGTCTGATTGTAAGAATTTGTTGGACACCATTGATAGCAACTCTCTCAACAAAATACTGATTGCTGCACGTTCTACCAAACAGATCATCAACCTTATTCAGGAATCTTTGTTCTGTTCTAAGTTGTTCGACCGTGGTTATTCTTGGATGGTGATCACATCTAAGACTGGTGCAATCATTGACGGTGAGAAAGTCAGTCGTGAAGAGTTCTTCGACACCTTGAACACTTGGGGTCAGGATTCTTCCAAGAAATTTGTGGTTATTCACCACTCTATCCTGTCTGAGGGTATGAATGTCAAGGGACTAGAAGCTGTGTTGTTCATGCGAAACATGGATTACATTGGTATCAGTCAGTCTATCGGTCGGGTGATCCGTCTAGGCGACCGCCAGAAGACGTTTGGGCTTGTCTGTGTTCCTGTTTATGATAGAGTGGGCATCAGCACTGCCAGATCCGTTCAGGCAGTCGTTGATACCGTGTTCAACCAAGGTCAACCCGCAATCTCCACCGTTCGTCGGTGACATTAAATAGTACCAATCGCTTTATCTCATGAAAGATCAAAACACTATTCCTGCCGGCGAATCTAAGAAAGACAAATGGAATCGAGGACTTGACATTTTCATCGAATCTGTCATTGAACCAGATCCTACATTAAGATCTTGCGCTCACAATCAAAAGTGTTATCATGAATTGATGGATGTTCGTGAAGATGTTCTCGAATATCTTAAAACAAAGAGGTGGTACTAATGTATGAAGAGTTAAACTGCTTTGAAGAGGCATTGAAACACTTTGGCACCAGAGTGGAGTTTACTATTGCAATGGAGATGAGTAGGCGTATCAGTCCAGAAGACGCTTACCAAATGATTAAAACCGAACTTAAAGAACTAAAGAAGTGTCGTAAGGAGTTTAAGAATGATAGATGCTAATAAAGTTGAATGTTACGTTGATGAGATCAAGGTTGATAGAGAAGAGTGTATAAAAGATGTTACGGACTCTCCTAAAGATTGGGAGGATTTCTGGGATACTCCAGAATCACAAGACACCTGGGATTCCGATACTTTTAAAAAAGTATGGGAAGAAATGGAAAAGATTGAACCACTCACACCATTGACAGACAAATGAGCTTCGACCGCAAAAAACAACTCTCCGATCAGGAAATTGAATCAATAAAACTTGCTGTCGAAGAGACAGACATTACAGCAATTCACCCTGACAAAATGGAAGACTTTGCCGAATATATGGTGCAGAGTCTAAAGAGTTCTGAAATTGTGGACGATTATGTTAATAAACTTATTGATTCCCCCGGTCAACGCAGACGCGGCGGAAAATTGAGTGACTGACCAGTTCGACTGGTGTCACACTGGGGGTTGAGTGACCCCCGTTTTCGTGTATTATTAAAGAGTCAAAGGAACACACCATGATCCTCTCTCAAGCATCACGCATCACTGACCGTCAACGCGTTTGGGTCGGTCGGAAGACTGATGGCGGTCCACAAATTGGATACGGTGATCAACCAACACAACTTGAAAGTGAGTGGATTGCTGGTGTTTATTCTGAAAAGTATGCGGCAGAAGCAAAAGCAAAGATTCCATCTTTTGAGTGATCTTCACTCTCACATTTTCACCTAATTCTTCTACATAATGGGCACACGTTCACGCATCGGACTTCAACTCTCAGATGACTCAATTCTTTCTGTTTATCATCATTGGGACGGTTATCCTTCTTGGTTGGGCAGGACACTTGAAACGCACTACAATACAAAGGAGAAAGTAGCAGAACTGATTGACGGTGGTGATATGTCAGTCTGCTGGACTGATGACTGCTTCCGCAATTCTGATGGCACGATGGATAAGAAAGCAGAATGGGGTCCTCAATACTATTCTGCGCGTGGTGAAGAATGCCCTCCGCGTCTTGATCGTAACCTTGGTGCATATGCTAACAAGGAACGTGGAGAAGAGTATCACTATGTCTATCGCAAAGTTTGCGATGAATATACCTGGGTCTGCATTGATATGAATAGTTTCAATGACAAAGATCCACAAGTTGTTAGTATTCCGAAATGAACTTACCTGAAGATTTTCCACATGATCCGCCTAAAAACTACACTTACGATGTTGTGCCGTTTAAACGTGATGTTCTTGGTATTTGGTGCTGCAATCATTCTAAATTCAATTACAACGGTGGTATTGCTGCAAAAACTATCTGGGGATTTTACAACACCAAGAAACGACAATACCACGCACCCATCAACAGTAAAAAAATAGGGGCGGTGGTTGACATCTCATCGACAAGACCCTATACTGCTATGACCATCAATCTCAGTCCTTTGGAGTGTGCTTTTTATGATTGATAAAACTGAGATGCACTATGAGTGCATTGAACATGTTGAGAACTTCTATATGGAACGTATGGAAGAACTCGTAGACAAAGACCAATTTGATGATTCGCACGCTCTCTGGGAAGAGTTCGTGGTCGATACTGAAGAACCTGATGAATGGATCTTCGTTGAATATATCTCTGAAACTCTAAAATGAAGACTGCTCTTATCACTGGAGGTGCTGGGTTCATTGCCCACCACCTCATTTCCCGTATTCTGAAAGAAACTGATTGGAATATTGTCACTCTTGATCGACTGGATTACAGTGGTAATCTGAATCGTCTGAATGACATTCTCCTGCACGATTGCACACCAGAACAACGTAAGCGTGTTCGTGTAGTCTTCCACGATCTTAAAGCTGAACTGAACCCACTTGTCCGTCGTGAGATTGGTAAAGTGGATTATGTTCTGCACCTTGCTGCTGGATCTCATGTGGATCGCAGTATCGATTATCCCATGGAATTTGTCATGGATAATGTGGTTGGCACATGTAATATTCTTGAGTTTGCAAGATCTCAGGATAATCTTGAAAGATTCCTGTATTTCAGCACTGATGAGGTATTTGGTCCTGCGCCAAATGGAATTAAGTATAAAGAGAACGATCGCTACAATTCCACCAATCCTTACAGTGCCACTAAAGCTGGAGGTGAGGAACTTGCGGTAGCATATCAGAACACTTATGGTATGCCAATTTACATCACTCACACAATGAATGTGTTCGGGGAACGTCAACACCCTGAGAAATACATTCCTATGTGTATTCGTCGCATTCGTGATGGTGATCGTGTCACGATTCATAGTGACAACACTCGCACAATTCCTGGGTCTCGTCATTACATTCATGCGGATGATGTTGCGTCTGCTGTGTTGTTCCTTCTTGGGAAAAACGTCATGGAGGAGAACTATGGTGGTGCCAAATGCCCTAAGTTCAACATTGTTGGTGCTGAGGAATTGAACAACTTGGAACTCGCTCAGATCATTGCAGATTCACAAGATCGTGAACTAAACTATGAACTAGTTGATTTCCACTCTTCTCGTCCTGGTCATGATCTTCGCTATGCTCTTGATGGAGGTAAAATGAAGTCTATTGGATGGACTCCCGCTAAATCAGTGCGGGAACGGATTGCTGAAGTTACGGCATGGACTTTAAGTAATGACCGTTGGTTATAATCCACAAATAGATGATTATGTCATCTGGAAAGATTCCCTCGGTCATGTGCTCGAGGGATGGGTCTATTTCGTTTGTGATCAATACGTCACGATTGAAATAAGTGTGAAAGATAAATCTGATAGTTTTGTGAATTTTCATAAAAAGGTTCATTGTTGTGTCCTTTGTTTCCCTCAACATTGGCACCAATTGCGTTGCGTGGACAGCCGGTAGGACACTTCTAGAACTGTCTCAGACCCCTCGCCAAGGACCGCCAAAGGGTCTATATTGTACTTGTTGAGAAGAACACCCCAATGCAACTCACCAACACCATCACCACAGTTGACTACTTCCCCGAAGCATTCATCGCTGAGGAGTCTGGCACTGTTGTCAAGCGTTTCCAAAAGCGTGTCGTGTTCAATGTTAACGGTCAGAAGTCTTACAGCACTATCACCATGCTCACTGCTAAGAATGAGTGGGCAGAGCGTATCGCTAACGGTGCTGAGGTCACAGGTTACCACCTTGATCAGATGCCACGCTCCGAGTACACTCCAATGGCAGTTTGAATCATGTCTCTTATTAAACAATTTCTCTATGACCTGATGTATGATGAAACTATGAAAAAACAATCTATTTCGAAAGGTGGTGATACTTGGGAGTGGGAGGAAACACCCGAAGTTGTCGAAGCTCTAAAAAAACTGAATAAACCAAAGTTTGCTGGTAACTATCCGGGACCATTGTATGCTCCACATCCAAGAATCAAACAGGACAAAAATGAGTGATTGGAGAAAACAAACTAACTGGATTATTGCTAGAAATCTATTGGATAGTGTGTCAAAACTAACTAATGGATCATGGCATTGTGTTCGATGTGTTAACTCCCGAGGTGAAACTTCTACAAAATACATCATCACAGTTCCGGATCAATGAAAATTACTCCTCAAACATACATTGATATGAACAAAGAGTTTGGAGAAGAGGGAACCGCTGTTAGAATTGTTGTTCCTACACAGGAAGCAATCGACAAGTGGTTAAATCACAAGGAGGACATTCACAAACGAACTACAGAACCAGTTGATATGGTTGCTGAGTTGTGGAGGAAACACAGAGAGGAAAATGATAATTGATTATGATTACAAACAGGTAGAAGTTCCACAAGAAATTGTAGAATACTGTGATGTCTTTACGTATTATGCAGATCATGATGATTTACGTTACATTGATTGCATCTACATGCACATGGGTTATTATGGAAACAACATAGACCATTTGTATGAATGGCGCCATCGTATTTCTCCCGTCTTTGATTAAATGAAAGAGTTTGACTATGAACTGGATTACAAACAACTTGATTTTACAGATCCAGAAACTCGCAAACTTTATCGTATTGGAAGGGGAGAGCAAGGAGTGTTATTGGTACGCCCTTACACTCACGACATTTGCTCTCATTGGAGATTTGTAGATGAAGAAACATCTACTAAATCTTCTGATAAAATATACTCAATGTTCTGTGAGTATAAACAACGGGATGATTTCATTGGTATGGACATGGCAAGAAAATTCCTTGAGATGGGATTCACTCGTGCCAGACGCTACGCCAATCACTCTTCGGGACGCAAATATGCAAAAAATGGGAGTATATCTCCCTGTGAGGAAGATTGCCTCACGAATGTCAAAGCGAGATCAGCGCAGATCTTCAAGGTAGTACGAGATAAAGCAGCATACGATCCTGATTATCAACGTATGCGACGTTCGTGGCGCGAGAATGAATAATCGCGCTACGAGATATAAATACTCTATTGAGACTTGACATGAGTCCTCAGAGAGAGTATCATACTTAAGTTCACCAACCCCTACGAGATCTTACGATGTACGCTCAAGCAATTCCACAAAAATCAAAGTTTCGGGTCACACTTGAATTTGATGTTTTGGATGATTTCGATCCATATAACATCAACTGGGACAAACTATTTGACATCGAAGGTCAAGAGAGTTTGAGCGTGCATGTCGAAGATCTCACCGACGACTGGTAATATATTGATCACAGATCCGCGTTCGTGGTAGTGATCGTGTGACACTAATCTAAGTGTCCATAATTTCCGCCACGGACGTTTTTTCGTGGTATTTTAAAGAAGATCAAGGATTTCGTCATGACTGAGAAGCAAATTCAAGAGATCATGAAAGATGAACTTTTGATGGAAATCATCGAGGAAGAAGCAGCAAAGTACGAAATCACAGTTGATTACTACATTCAAGAATTTGCACTGTGATGATGATGAACAAAAAATTTTTCGGAGAGATCTGGTTAGAATCTCCAGGGCATCCACGTCAAGCAGATGAGGTTATCTGTCTGCCAGAAAGTGTTACTAACTCAGCAGAAGGTGAAGAATTGATGAAGCGAATGATTCCCCACGCTTACCACGTCCGAGCGTTCGTCTTGGAGTAGGGGTGGACAGTCCGTGAAGTGTCCACCAATTCCGCCAATGTGGTGGGTTTCGTGTATTATTAACACATGATCAAACTTCAACCTCGCAAAATCAACAACACAATCTACGACATGCCAACAGTTGATGACATGGACCGCTGTCAGATTAACAACGAGTTGCACTACCTCAACGTCGAAATTGACAAACTTCGTGCTAAACAACAAGCACTAGTTTCAATGCGTGATCAACTCGATCGCCACGCAGAGATGACAGAATGGGAAGAAAGAGCGAAGAACGCTGATAACCTGTTCGATGAAATGTTCGGAGGTTGATGATGTTCACTGACCCTTGCACTTTCGCTCTCCAATCTGATAAAGAACTTATGGAAATTCACAACAACCCCTACGTCGAAAATTTGGTATCAATGGGTTATGATCGTGCTGATTGTGAAACCGTTGCAGTTGCTGGGATTGATAAAACTTTTCCGTTGAACATTCATGGGAGAGTGTATGAAACCCAGCAGGAGTATGATGAAGCACTTCACGAATTTCTGAACGGAATGTGACGGTCTGTAAGGTGTCCATCATCGGTTGATCTGATCCCGTTTTCGTGTATTATTAAAGAGTCAAAGGAACAAAACTCAAAATGACCTCACAAGAAATGTCTGCAACAATTTACAAAGGTTTGTTCACTGATTCGGAGTGGAGTGTCATTGATCGTGCGTTGAGTGAGTATCAAGATCACCTCGGTGAGGATGACACTGAAGACCGTGCATATTTTGCGGTTTGTGATAAGATCTCCGCAATTTTCAAACTAACTGAAACCGAGGGTGAGTGATCATGTTAAAAATCAACTTACTTAAGGTTGTCGGTGAAACTGCCAACGGAGTTGATCCTAACATGGACAGAATAGAAAAATTTGAGGTTTTCTGTCGTGTTTGTGATAGTTTACTCAGTGACGGCAGAATCAGCAAAATACAACACGAACGCTGGACCAATTTATTTTGATGATGAAAACTACCGATTACGAACACATTCTTAACTGAAACTCATGCGTATTTTTCTTTCTGCCATTGTCATTTTGTTAGGTGCTAATCTTCTCATTGACCTGCTCGATTCTGACATGATGAGCATCATGAAAGAACGTAACGAAACAATCCAACGTAGCATGGACCGGATGTGACACTGGGATAAGTGTCACACTAACTCGCCACAGGGT